GATTGGTATATTAAAGGTGTAGAGAGAGAAATAGGTGAATCTTGGTTGGGTGAAACAATCGTTTTCGAGGTGGATGAACTAACAGAAGTAACAGAATTCGAGGAGGTATATCAATGAATATCACATTAAAGGAATCGAAAATCCAGTTTAAAAATCCAGTTATTGGGCAACCAACAAGAGCAGTGGAAGAACATTATTATGCTAGACGTATTGTTGCTTTAGTGGATAGCAAGGAAAAGCAGTTTCGTTTCATGGCTAGTGAATTACCATTTGCTGCAACAGAGGAAGATATGATGATAGCGATTGAATTGCAGTTAAACAAAGAACAACAAATAAACGCTGAATAGGCGTATTTTTTATGTCAACAATTAAGGTGATGAAATGAAAAAACCAATACGAATCCTATCAGAATCAATTGACATCCTAGCCGAAATCGACAATTACGAATCAATGTTTTTTATAAGACGTTGGAGCACCATAGGGGAAATCGAAATCCGTATGAATCGCTATAAAAAAGATGCAGATAAATTACAAAGAGGAAACCTTATTTTAGTCGGTAACGATTTGAATAAGGTTTTTTTGATTAAGCATCGAGAAATTGAGCTTGACCAAAGCGGTAAAATCACAGAAAACTGGCTCATTAAAGGGTGGTCTTTAAAGTCTGTTATCGCAGATAGAATAACAATTCCACCCGTCCACACTGGATATGACAACAAGCAAGCAAACGCTGAAACTGTGATGAAACATTATGTTAATAACAATATTATCAATCCAGATGATCCAGGACGAAAAATGCCACAAGTTATTCTTGCACCTAATCTTAATCGAGGTCAAACTGTCTCATGGTCATCGAGATATAAAAATTTAGCTGAGGAAATGGCGAATATCTCATTAGCATCTGGTCTAGGATGGGATGTTACCTTAGACATTCACAATAAGAAGTTTGTATTCGATGTTGTGGAAGGTCGTAATTTAACATCTGGACAAAGCATTTTACCGCCAGTTATTTTTAGTCCACAGTTTGAGAGTTTAAAATCACTTCACTATACAGAAAGTGAACTCAATTATAAAAATGTCGCATACGTTGCCGGACAGGGCGAAGGCGTAGACAGGCGTGTTATTAAATTAGGAACAGCTACAGGATTAAACCGTCATGAAGTATTTATCGATGCTCGAGACATCCCAGAAGAAGATGATGTGGAAGTAACTGACCCCGAGGGTAATAAGACCACCGAAAAAGTACCAAGACCAGAATCAGAAATCATAGCTGATTTAACAGATCGTGGACAGCAACAGATGCAGGAGTTTTTACAAGAGCATTATTTAGAAGGTCAGATACTAACCAACAGCCCTTTTAAATATGGGATAGATTATGATCTAGGTGATATCGTTACCAATCAAAATAAGGAATGGGGCGTGACGTTGGATGCTAGGATTACAGAAGTTAAGGAAGTTTATGAACCTGCAGGATTTCAGTTAGAAGGTACGTTTGGGAATAATCGACCTACTTTGATTAAGAAGATTAAACAAGAGTTGGGTCAGATATCTGGTGAAGTTAGAAGATAAGGAGTGATTGAGGTGGATTTTTTTAATGATTTAATAACTTTAACTCCAATTCAACATCTAATTGAGCATTGGGTTATCTGGTGTGGATGGGCAGTATTTTTATTTAGTATTTTGATTATCTTAAATAGGAAAAGCCCTAGAAAGGCTCAATAGGAATATAAAGTGTCGCAACGCAGTCAATCGACTAGCATTATTTTTATTGTTAAAAAGCACAGAAATTTATTAAAGGTAAACTCTACATCTTTGTCGAAATTTAGTATATAGAGAGGTGGAGTAACTATGAAAACATATCACAGTATTAAAACAGCTTCTGAAAGAGATATCGATTCTCTTTTGAAAACAGGATGGGAAATTATCGACAAGACAATATCTTCTTATGACGGTACAGCCAATAACACGAGCATTGTATATCATGTAGGATACCCATTAGAAAAACAATACAACGATTTATTATCTATTGTTCGTTTATTTGAAGTAAATGGATTTAAAGAACAATTGTTTGATAAACTTGCTACTGACGATGGTTTTGATATGAGTGAATACAGTGATATAGGTGGTGGGTACCCACTAATAATAGAAGATATCCCGGTTCTAGAAACAATAACGAAATATGAAAATATAGTAAACAACAAAAAAATCAAATTCTACAGAAGCGTAAAACCTTCAGTTTTTGCTAACGGTGAAAACGAAGAAGATGTTTTCTAATCTATGAATTTTTTAAACCTTCCACAATTGCTGTGGAGGGTTTTTATTATGCAGAAAAAGAGGTGTAGATATGGAAAAGTGGATAGCAACATTTACAGGAACGGTAGGATTTCTAATCTCTTACTTAGTCGATGGGGTGGGAATGGCAGTGAGTATTTTATTAGCAGTCATGGCGCTTGATTATGCTACAGGGTTAATTGCTGCCTTTGTAAATAAACAACTTAACAGTCGTATCGGTACAACAGGATTTGCACGAAAGCTTTATGTGTTGTTATTGATCGCGGCAGTTTATTTAGTAGAAAGTATTTTGTTTGGCTCTGAACATGTGGGTGATGGAATTGCTATTGCTTATATTGCAATCGAGTTTATTTCAATTACCGAAAATGGTGTGAAGATGGGCGCACCAATGCCACCGTTCGTTTCTGAATTACTATCAATGGTTAAGTCGAAAACAGAGGAGGAGAAGTAAGATGACTAAAACAGTAGTAATCAGTGGTGGTCATTATGGTCCTTATACAGGTGCATCTGACCTTGTCGATGAGGTAACTGAATCATGGAAAATCGCAAAGCAAGTAGCAAGTTTATTGAGAGCGAAAGGTATTACAGTACATGAGTTTTATGATACCGTTTCTAAGAATCAGAATGATAACCTTAATCGAATTGTAGCATTCCACAATTCAAAGAAACGTGACCTAGATTTATCATTCCATCTTAATTCAACCGTTCGTAAATCAGAAGGCATTGGTTGTGAAACACTTTATTATGATGCTGTAGCTTTGGCTAAAAAAATAACTGACGCTATATGTGCAATAACTGGATTTAAAAACCGTGGTGCAAAGGAACGTAGAGAATTAGCTTTTTTAAGAGGAACAAATGAAAAAGCGGTATTATTAGAACCTTTCTTTGTATCATCTGTGGAAGACGTACGAATCTACAAGGAAAAATTCAACGAAATATGTGAAGCTATTGCTAATGCAGTTGCAGAACATTTAGGAGTGAAAATTACAACTGTCTCAAAACCAGTTAGTAAGCCTTCCACAACAAATAAAAATAGTTACTTCACTACAAACCCTGGGAAAATAAAAGTAATAAAAGTTTGTTGGCAATATAGCGGTACAAGTTTTAATAAAAAACAACGTGAACGGAAAGTAGATGCTGGACCTACTATATATACTGTAGTTAAAATTGAAAAAACAAAGAACGGTACACCACGTTTATTAATGAAAAACGGTACTTTTATGACAGCTAATAAAAAATTTATAGAAAAAGCATAGCCTGTGTAACAATTCGAGCAAGGTAGTTATACGATTAGTTATATCTCGAATGCTCTCACGCAATGTTTCTTCTAATTTAATAAATCAAAAATATATCATAATCGCCCTGTCCTTATTGGATGGGGCTTTTTTATTTGCACAAAAAAAGAGGGCAAGTGAGCCCTCAAAAGAAAAAATTAATATGTTATTTTTTAGGTTCAGGACCATACCATTTTTCCATAGCCTTTACTGATATAATCCACGTTGCACTTTTTCCTTCTGGAGGGGTAAATGGCTTTAGTAGCCCTTGCTCTACTTCCGAAGCAAGCTCAGGACGTCTATTCCATTTCAAGTTTGCACGTACAGTATTAATAGATAATCCCCATCGGTGTGCAGCTTCAGCTGGTGACATATAATTATTAATATCCATTATCTTTCCTCTTTCTTTGCCTTTAATAATTCATCGCGTTCTTGTAACAGCTTCTTTTTTTGACTTTCATAATACCGACCTCTTAATTTTAAAATCAGTATTCCTGCCAACATGATAACTAATATTGTTAATAATATTTTCATACATATCGTGGTATACTTAGAAACGAGGGAGGGGTTTAACCCCCTCTTCTCATTTTTCTTATTTCTAGCTCTAGCTTTACTTTCTCTAACTTCTTAATCTCGGAGTCCAACCAAGCCTTTCGAAGTTTGATGAGTGTAAATGCTAGGGCTATTATTGTTGCTAAGTATTCCACTTGTTCACCTCCTTTCTATATATTAATAATACACCATATTTGGTGTAAAGTCAATAGTTTTGGTGCATAAAAATTACTTTATTTCCAATTATTTTAAATTTAAACAAAGGTAATAGTTAGCCATTGTAGAATTTAAACTAAAAGGGGAGATGATAAAATGTTTGCGCCTGTAGAAAAAAGGTACAAAGTATTGGTGAAATACCTATATGGTCGTGAAATAGAAATTGAAACGGATATCGATATAATTAATGTACATGAGCAAGGGAATGAGTATATCTATTTAGAAGATGGAAGATATATTGATTTAACAAACATAGAACGGATTATAACAGCAGAAGAATAATACATAGTTTAACCCCTCCACTAATGTGAGGGGCTTTTTTATTGTGATTAAACTGCACTACCAACCTCACGCAAAATGTTGAGGAATAGAGGTGAAAGTTGAATTAATACATATCCTAGTCCAGCATTCATTATCATTGACCAAGCCTTCTCGCTGTTGCCGAACATAAAGAAGAAACATGCCCCAATCATAATGACAGATGCGACAGGGAAGGATACGGCAACCATGATTTGTACGAGGGGATCTAATACATTTGCTAACATATCGAGAGATTTATCAGCGATTATGCCAGTAGGTTGAGCCAATGTAGGTATAGTATCTGTGGAAGATACAACGGAGTTAATAACGGGTTCTATTGTTGTTGCATCAGGTACAACAGGTGCGGATACTGGTATTGTCGAAGAAGGTTCACTTGCTAATAATCGATGCGCTACAAGTCCAACACTCGCTGCAGTCGGAATAATCGATGCAATAGCTACAGTTTTTACCGATGCATATTGTTCAAGTCGCTCAGAGAAATCCGTATAGTCGCTTTCTGGAACAACCTCAATGTTATTCTTCTTTTTAAAAAACATAACATCTCTCCTTTATTGTTTGATTTCTATATACGTAAACACTTTAGTGACAGGTAATCCCTCACACAATTCTTTTAACTGCATACGCCTTAATTCTGTAGTCGTTATCCAAACAAGTGTCGGAAAATGACCGAGTTGTTGTTCTAATGCACCGTCATTAAATAAATCCTTATATCGATTAATTTTCAATTTGTTTTCTTGCATTGACTGAAGATTATCTACTTCTAAAAAGTGCGTTGTATGTAGCTTTGAAAACATAGCATCAACTATTACGGTTGTTTTGCTATCTGATACTTTAACTTCGTTTTTCCAATCTTGTGGGCAGTCGTAAAATTGATAAAACTCGTTCCTCATGACAGAATGTTGCACGTGACCGCCTTTTTTTCTTACCTTTTCACTCCCGACATACTCCCGGCCATTTTTATTGAGATAATAAATAGACTGATAACCATCTCGAATACTAGAAATAAAATGAGTTAAATCATTTAAAACTCTATTCGTATTACGTACTGACTTCAAACCAAAATAAAATCGTAGTTGATCACGTGTAAGATAATCAAACTTCTTCAAAAGTAACAATATTTGCTCTTGGCGTTCGTTCAATGGTTTCATTGAAAATATTGACCTCCTCATTTTTAGATTCTTCCACAATTTGAATATGAGGATTAATTGAATCTTGGATAATGTCAGAAGTAATAATTGGAGTTTGCAAGATTTCTCTTTTATCTGCAGTTTGGTAAATAGCTCTACCTTTAATTTGCGGAAGAAGTTCAGCACCAGTTTCATCTAAAACGACACGACTAGCTGTTGCAGATTGTACTCTAAATGATAATTTTGCATCTGAATTTTGCTTACATTGTCGGGGGATAACATCGCCAGTTGGATATTGTGTAGCGAGTATTTGTCTGAAGCCTAACCCAGCACCTAATCGTGCAATTTGGCTCATGATTGTTTGGCATTCTAATTTGAGTTTCTTCTCTTCTTTAGTAACGGCTTCAGTAGGATTTAATTCTCCAACTTCATCCACAATGATGAAATACCTTTCTTTAATATTTGCCTCTTGTACGTTTTTCTTACCCATAACCCTTACTTTACGTTGTATCTCTCTCATATGATTGTAGGCTTGTTGTAGAGTTGCTAAAGCTTCAGTAGGCTCATATGCAATAGAAAGAGTCTGTTTAATGTTTTCGTAGTCACACAATTCCACACCGCCTTTTAGATCAATTAAAAATAAATTAACGTTATCAGGTTCACTTTGAATTAAGCTAGTAATCATAGAATTTATGAAATTGCTTTTTCCGTACCTAGTTGCACCGCCAAGCACCATGTGTGGAATCTGTTCGAAGTCATGATACTTAAAGGTATTTTTATCTCTAGTCATACCTACAGGCACCTTCCATTTCACACCTGCATGAAACTGTATTTGCTTTGGTAAAGGCTCATCATACACTCGTATAATTAATAATCCATCAAATGCTAATTCGATTTCCTTTGTTTCTGTTAGCTTTTTCTTCCACAGTTCTTTTAGACTGCTGATGATTTCTGCATCAAAATTAATCGTTTTTAAATCATTGAAAGTAATTTGTTTTCTGCGGTTATTCAAACCATCTTGAAGTATTCTTTGTTTATTTAAGTAATCGTCAAAACTTCGACCAAGAGGGATTCGATACTTATATTCCCATCCCCATTCGTTTTGTTTTTTACGGACAAGTTGAGTAGTTAAAGTATCCTTGCCATCTTTTACATTTAATCCAGACAATGAAATGATTCGTTGAATTTTACCACTTTCATTTGTAGATAATCCTCTCTTTTTAATGAAAGCTTTTAATGCAATACCGCCCATTAAAGTTGTAGTTACAAATTCAAAAATCAATTTGAATCTCCTTTCAATTTTAAATACTCCACGGTAGTTATCTTACGTAGTAAGAGCTTCACCAATTAGGTAGGGGTGAATTGATAGTTAAAGCTATGAAAATAAAGGATTTTAGTTATGCTAGATTGAATACTAGGGTAGAAGTTGATTTGGATGCAGTTTTGGTATTAATCTTGGAAGTATTGTTATTGACCAACAGGTAGTGGAGTTAGAAGTAATTCGGGAAGTTAATCTGAAATTCGATTAGGTAGTAGTAATGTATTCCACTAAGTGAAAAAATAAATCTTGTCCGATGAAGAATTTTTCTACTAAGTGGAAAAAGGAGGATAGCAATGGATCGCGAGATTGAAATAAAATTATATAAGCTATTAATCGAACATAAAATGACATATCAAGAATTAGCGGATAAATCAGGGCTTTCTTTGCGTGCTATTTCCTCACTAGTGAACAATAAAACTGAACGTATACCAAAAGCTGCATTATCCAAAATTGCAATAGCATTTGATATAGAAGATATACGTGACATAATTGATTTTAAAAATGAGGATAAAAAAGACCACCAATAACGGTGGTTATTTTTTTTACTTGTAATAAGAACAAATGTTCTTTATAATAAAACAAACAAACGTTCTATTTTTAAGGAGGAAAAACCGTGAAAGAACAGCTATTAAAAGCTATGCAACGTAATCAATTAGTGGACTTAATGTATATGTCTAAGAGTGGGGGAATTACAAAACGCCGTGTGAAGGTAATTAAGATGATAGGCGAATCATTCCAAGCATATTGTTTCATGAAAAATGATAAGCGTACTTTTATCATAGATAGTGTTCTTGCAGTTGTTCCGGTTACGATTAGGGAGCGTGAAGTTATATGATGGATAAAGCTGAGTTTAGAGAACGATGGATGGAAGTTTACGAATCAGCAAAATTAAGAGACCGTCCTAATAAATGGGCGATGAGCATGATGATGACCGAACATGTGGACCTGATAAAAAAAGATATCCAACAACAAAAATATATAGAAAAACCAATGTTAGAAGTTTGGGAATTACAAAGTATTCAAGAGGATTTGGAAACATCGATACAAACAAAATGCGATGCTGATATTAAGATTTGGAAAGATGGCCAATTTGAAGTGTACCGTGGGGTTATAAATAAAATAAATGAAAATACAAGGCAGATTTATTATAGTGATCCATTCGGTAAATCCTGCGGGCCAATAAATTTAGATAATATCGTGGATATAGAACCAGTTGAATATATAGAATTTTAAAGAGCGATAGCCATATGGCCGTCACTCTTTTTCTGTATCTACAATTGCAAACAGTTCATTTAAATCACTTAATTCTAAGGTTGAAATAATCTTTTCAAGCGCTTCTTTTGGATATTGTTTAGATTTGTTATTTACAATCTCGCTGATCAACCTTGTAGTCAATCCAGTTTGTTCCGCTAAATCTTTCTGTGACATATCACGTTCAGCCAATAGAATTTTTAATCTTGATTTTAATAGCATTCCGCATACCTCCTTCTATATAAATGTATTCACAATCTAATTAATTTAATTATAAATTAGTAAATAAAATTACGCAAATAGTAATTGCATTATTATTTTAATGATGTTATTATAAGTGTAATTAAATTACTAAAAAGATAATTATATTTCTAATTGTGAAATGTAGTTACTGGAAGTGAGGTGAGAGACAAATGGATATGCTGAATACTCGTGATAATTATGCAAAGCTACAATCTTTTCAATCTGTGGAAGACTTAAACGAAGCAATCAAACATCACCGTGAACTACATACAGATACACTTACACCTTCCACAAGAAATGTACTGGATGTATTGGCTCGTTACTCATGTGTATTCCCAGGAGTCTCTTACCGATCTAAAAAGCAAATTGCAGAGGAATTGGAGATTGATATTCGCACAGTACGTAGAGCCTGTAATTTACTCGAAGACTTAGGGGTAATTGAACAGCATTCAACCAAGCGTCACAACGGTGATAAACGTCAATCAACTAACGCAATCGTTATTTTAAAGCCTTCCACAGATGATATGAATGGAAATGTCCTACCGGAATGTCCTAGCAAAGAAGCTCCTGCAAAAACTAGTTTAAGAGATATTAATAATACAAGAGATACAGAGAATGCGGATTTGCCGACAAGTTCGGCTGTTAAGGAATTAAGAGAACAAGAACGAAAAGAAGAAGAGCAAGCGTTGCTCAAAGAAGGTCTTTTGGATAAGTTACCGTCTCCAATAAGAGTGTTGTCCCCATTTTTCAAATCTAGTGATTTATATCAATTATCAGGAATAATCTTTAAAGCAAAAGCATCTATTGATAGAAACATAGTTTTAGAGCATCACGAAAGTAAATATCGCAAAGCGTTATTAAGTGTTATGAGTGCGTACAGACAGGGGAAAGTAGAATGCTTAGAATCAGTCATATATACAGCTATCAAGCGTGTAACGCGCAGTATCAAAGTGAAATCAATAATGAATGAGGCTTGGGAAATCTAA